TGTAGTTAGTATTGTATATTGTATTATAAGTTTCAATCATTCTCTTTTTAGCTGCTTGGTCTTTTGCTCTTCCTGTTTTCAAGTCTTTCCACATATCTAATATTTCATCTACTATTTCCTGAGGTAAAGTTTCAGGAGCTTCTACTTCTGTTGTTTTATCCCAATACTTCTGAGGACAATGTTGAGTAGCAATTCTTGCCTTAACTTTCATAAAACAGGTACAGATTTTACAATTTCCTGTAGGTTTAAAATAGTAAACACAATCCCTACAGATAGCTATTCTATCTTCATAGACTTCATTAGGCACAAAGAACCTATTCATTCAATTCCTTTTTAAGTATTTCTCTTACTTTATCTATTGTAGTAAATAAACTGTTTCTGCTTATTCCTGTCTTACTCGCTAGACTGTCTAGTGTTTCGCCTGAGTAATACAATTCAAATACTTTTTTATCGTACCAAGTTTGCTGATCTAATACTTTGTCTATTTCTTCTAGCCTTTCCCATTTGTATTCTTCTACAACTTCAGGCATATTGTATATATTTTTATATGTTCCTGATATATGAGCAATATCTGTTTCATAATAATTCTGTATATGAGTGTAGTATTTTTTATACTTATAATAAAAAGGACTTCTTACACTTGTTAAAGCTCTTCTTAATATTATTGCACCATACCTAATTAATCCTTCTTGTCCGTCTTTTTCCCAAATACCTTTAAGTGTTTCAGGGTTCATCTGTAAGTAGTAAAGCATAAGCTCCTGTACAGCGTCATTGACAGCTTCTTCATCTTGAGTAAGTCCGTAACACATTTCCCTAAACTTAGAACTAAGGCTTGATATTTCCTGATAGATTTTATTCATACTCTACTTTTAGGTTGTCAATCTTATTTGCAACCTCGTGTACTAATTCCTCTAAAATTACTCTATAACTTCTGATGATAGTTGAGTTTCCTTTAGTTTCTACACCTGCTAGAAAACCATTTGTCGCTACTGATAAGTTTATTGGTATAATCATTAACCAATCATAGAAGTTATTTCCTTTCGCTTTTGTTCCGTATTCATTATGATATTCTACAACAGTATCTACTACGTCTAAATAATTATTGTATTTTGATTTTGTGCTTACGTCTTTTGAGAACTCCTTACACATCATTAAATAGGTTTCAATTATGTTCTTGTGTTCCTCACTTGCGTAAATCGGTTTTATCATACGCCAAAGATAAAAAAAAGTTTACTCAATTCCTTTTTCTTTTTTTAACTTATCAACAAGTGATTTGTAATAACTTATCTTTTCTTCATATTCAACACGACTTATCTTTACAGTTGTTCTAGCTAAGTATTGTAATTCTTCAGCTTTGCCTTCTCCATACTTTCCGTCTAAGGCTAACGAGAACTTGTACTGTTCGCCCCAAGCATAAACATTACATTTAACACATTGTACCTGACAATTCTCCTCATCAAATCTTGTAGACAAATGTTTTCTGCTTTGAAAGTGTCCGTTTTGCATACCTTCTTTGTAGTGCCTGACTATTCCACAAGTAAAACATTGGCACATTCCGTATTCGTTTGCTTCTCTAAGTCTTATGTAAAGACTGAACCACTTGTCAAGTTCCTTTTTTAATTTGCTAACTGTCTTTTTCATATAGACTTAATTAAATCAGCGGTTATTTTCCAATCTTCATCCGTACTTGTATCTTTGTTTTTATATAATTCACGCAAAGAATTTAAAGCGTCATTAATTTTATGCTTTTTTGTTTTATTAGATTTTTTTACATTTACAGGAAGTCTATCTGTTAAATCCCATTCAATTACATTTCTTCCTGTTACTGTGCATTCTCTTGTTCTAACCTCGTATATAACTCCTAAATCTCTAAGTTCGGTAAACCTAGAACTAACCCCAAATACTCCAAATGTAGTTTTTGCATTTCTTATTGCTTCTGAAGATGTGCAGGGTGCTGAAGATAATAAAGCTTCATAAACCTCAAACCTTCTTTTAGATAACAAACCATTTGCTCTTATTTCATTATAACAGTCTATTGATGTTTGTCTAGTTTTCATAGTCTTCAAATTTAGTACAGAAAATTGCTTCTAAAATACAAAGTAGAATTATTATTCCCCATACGATTGTTAATATCTTCATTTTAAAATAGTTCTGTTTGTTTAATATCTTCTTTTCTTACTATACCTAGCATAGTTTCAAAGATTGTTCTTCCTGCTTCATAATCTACTAGGTTTCTTGCAATTTTATTCATTCGTTGTTCGCCTTTATACTTTCTAAAATCGTAATCGCGATATTTTGACATTGCAGTAATTAAGTCTTTTGTTCTACTTAAATCAGGGTTTTTTCTTCCGTTTAAATCATTAGGCAAATTAAAGTTTGTCCAATACAAATGTCTATCTCTTTTATGTGCAGGTATTAATGGTTCATAAAAAGGGATTACATTTTCCACTACATACTTTCCTGTATAATAATGTTTTAAAAATATAATTTCTTCATAAAGCGACATACTAGGATATTTTGGCTTCCAATTTTCTCTAGTGTATTGACTTATATTTATTCTGCTATGACTAGGGCAAGGTGGCGAACTCCAAATAAAATCATATTCTTTGTAATGTTCAAGCAAATATTGATGTGCGTCAGCTATAATCACTTTATCATCAGGAAATCTCTCTTGGTAAAGTCTAGCTAACTCAGGGTCAAGCTCTACAGCTGTTACCTCTATATCTTCCTTAACCTCGTTCCACTTGTATCTGTTTCCACCTAAACAAGCATATAAATTTAATATCTTCATTTTATTATTAATTCATATTCATTACTTTTATATTCCTTGCAATTTAACAAATATTTCATTGGTTCTTTTTGGTGTGTTTTAAAAGACCTATAACCATCAGCACCATCACTTTTAATTTCAATGGTACCATATCCTTTCCAATAAGGATTTTTGTCAACTTCAACTATTATTTGTTTTATTTCATTTTTTTCTTCTAATATTTCTTCTATTACTTTATCTACTTCTTTAATGTTTGATAGTTCGTGTTTTTTCATTTTAATAATTTTGTTATTGGTTCTTGATAATACATTACTTCTTTAGGGTTTTGTTTTAATGTTTCTACATTATAAGTAGCTACATCTATTCTTTCCTTTTTATGCGCCCAAATCCATTTATAAAAATTTCTTATAGTTAAGAAAGGTTCATCTTTTCCGAACCTTATAGCTACTCTAAAAGCATCTTCAACTTGATTAAAAGTTATAGGTCCCCATCTTTTTTCTCTAATTAAATCAGCTGCAAATATTTTACTTAAACTAGCTATTGTTTTACCATCAGTATTGAACCCTATTGATATTTTTGTTTCAGTAATCAAATCATAAACTTTAGGAATAAGCTCCTCTAAATTTTCTTGTTGTAATGGTTTCATAAGTATTCTTTTCCTTTTAAATATTCATTTAATTGCATATCTATTTTAGACATTGTTTTTGTTTTAGGTTTATCCCATTTCTTTTGATTGTTAGCCCAAGTCTTCAATCTTCTTTTTGTTTCCCAAGTTTTGTTTAATTCATATTTCATTTTAGTATTAGACTTGTTAGGCTCTGTCCAATAATCTATAAAGCCATTTAAAATACTTTCTTCATAATCAAAAGTTAAAACCTCAAAAACAAATTTATCACGCCTATTAGATATATTATTGTTATTGTTATTATTATTGTTATTCTTATTAATAGTTTGCGTTTTTTTAACAACTAGTTTTGCACTTTCTTCACAACTAGTATTGAAATAACTTAACAACTTGTTTTCAATTATTTTAAAGTGTTGCTTTGCAGGAATACCTACTACTTTAGTTTCTATTATCCCTAAGTCTTTTAAGCTCTTAATTGCTTTTCTTTGTTGATGTGATGTTAAACAAGTATCATCTTCTATATTCTTAGCAGTATTAAAAAACCATCCGTCAGTCATTCCGTTAGCAATAAAGTATTCTTCTTTGCTAATTAGGTCTGCAAGTAGGACTGCACCCTTCAATCCTACCTGCTTTGCTAATTGCTTATTCACTATTAAAAAAGCTGAACTACTTAATAAATGTTTCATATAACTTCTATTTCGTGTTGGTAATTTTGAAGGGCTAACTTACATAATTCTAACTGATTGTAAAAGTCTTTGTAAGAAACTTTTATGTCAGTTCCAAATTTACCTGAAACAATACGAATAGTAGTTTGATGTGTTCTGCTGTCGTGTATTCCGTTTTTCCTCAAGTGTTCCTGTAAGTTATACAAGTCAATAAAAGTTAGCTTAGCGTCTTTTATTTCAGCATAAGCGTTATAAACTTTGTTGAATGTATTACGATATAAAGGAAAAGAAGCATAATTAGCTGAGTGACATCTTTCATAATGGTTCACGCTTGTTCTGTTTCTATCCAATACTTTCGCAATTACTTCCCTGTGGGTTTCGTCTTCTAGTCTTGCAACCATAGCTGCTACCATTCTAGGCACTTGGTATTCTGTCTTTCTAGTTTTTAAAGCTAGAGAGCCTTTTGGCAACCCTACTAAACTTGTAGTAAGGTCGCAAAGGTTTTTAAAGTTATTTTCTGAATTCATCTTAGAAAGGCATATCTGTATCACCATTCATCATAGTATCTTTATTGTCTAATAAATTTCCTGATGATTTGTTGCTTTGATTAGTGAAAAAGTAGCCATCTATATTGTGAAAATATCTTCCGTTGTATTCTCTTGAATAAACATTACAAAGAACTGATACGTCCATTCCTACTTCTAGCCTGTTCATTTGTTCCAATTTATCTCCAAAGGCACTAACACATATTTCATTGTTAAACTCTCCACCTGTGTCAATTAAGATTGATTGCTTCTTCCATTCTTTACCTGCTTTAGATACTCCTGTTTCTAATTCAAGTTTCTTTACTAGTTTTCCTGTTACTTCCATTTTTATTTATTTATTTAGTTATTACTCTTTTTAAAAT